TCGTAATCTTGAAGACAGGGGTATCACAGACGGTGAGCTATCCTACATGAATAAGACCACAGAAGAAATATACGAAGTGGGTCTTACAGAAGAAGAAGCGTATTATCTTTGTATGAATGACATAGCCATCGTAGAAAAAGAACTCCTTGCCAACAAGCCAATAGTAAATCAGGTAAATGCTGTAAGACAAATGGTACTTATAGACATGGCATTTAATATGGGTGTTCCAAGATTAATGAAATTTAAGGATATGTGGTTAGCCATAGAAAAAGTAAATTACATCTCAGCTTGTGAAGAGATGATTGATTCTAGGTGGGCAGACCAAGTAAAAGGCAGAGCTATGAAGCTATCCTTAGCAATGAAAAATGGGGAGTGGCTATGACCGAAGAAAAGAAAAGGTGTGACACTTGCACATGTTATGAGTGTGATTGCGAAGAATGTACTTGCACTTGCCACAAAGAAGAAGAGGTAAAAGGAGTACCTGTGTAAGTGAATGGTTGAGTTTGTACTTGTATTTATGATGGGATTACGAGTTATAGACCAAACACAAACCTTTAACGACATAGATCGTTGCTTATACTTTGCAGAGAGATTACACAGACAACCTTCTGTCCCACAAAAACAAGGACCTAATTTACAAATAACAGCGTATTGTAAACCAGTAAGGAAAAACTAATGGACCCATTAACCATCAGCATTGCTGTAGGGGTAGCTGGAAAAGCTTTTAGTGCAATTAAGTCGGGCTTTGCAATGGGTCGTGATTTGGAACAAATGTCGGGTGACATAGGTCGCTGGATGGGAGCAGCTTCAGATGTGGACAATGCAGAGAAGCAAGCAAAGAATCCGGGAGTGTTTAGTCAAATCTTCGGTGCAGGGAGCATTGAGACAATGGCTTTACAAGCTTACTCTGCTAAGAAGAAACTAGAAGAACAACGTTATGAACTAAAGATGTATTTGAATTTGACTATAGGACCTAATGCCTACGATGAACTCCTTCAGATGGAAGGTGAAATTAGAAAAGAAAGACAACGAACTATCTATAAACAACAAGCCCTTAGAAAACAGATAGGCGAAGGAATAGGATGGTTATTTCTAGTTCTTGTGATAGGTGGATTCTTATTACTATTAGTAGGGGTGCTTTCTAAACAGTCACATTCTAAAGATTGGACTGATCAACAGAAGTTGTGGCAGAAGTTAATCGTTAAACCAGTTTATGTTACTTGCCGATTAAAGTCGCAAAAAGTATGGAAAGATAAGATGGCTTGCATATACGAAGGTGCAAACAAAACTTTCGAGATGGAATTTACTGACATCAGGATAGGTTGCCCTAAGCAGTATAAATGTATACACAACCCTAATTCTAAAGAGCCATCAATAGACGATGTTATGGATAGTTTGAGAAGTATTGCTAAGTGAGTCCCTGCGTAGGTGTCTGTAAGTTAGATAACAATAATATCTGTGTCGGGTGTAACAGATCGATAGAAGAAATAAAAGAAGCTTTTAAAAAGTTAACTAAATAAACTTCTTGCTATTTGTGTATTTTATGTGTATAATTTATACAACAGGGGGTTTAATATGAAGAATTTAGCAGCACAAGCGTTAGCGTTCCAGTACAAGTTAATTTTAGAAAATGCAACATCATTAATTAACACAAACAATAGACCACTTGACCAGATAGACAAAGCACTTGGTGACATGGTTTTAGCTAATCAAAAATTGCAACTCCTTAATAAGATTGTAGAAGAGAACAGTCCCAAAGAGATTGCAGAAGATTCTGAAAGCAAACAATAAATGGCAAGTTCGTATCTAACATTAGTAAACAACGTACTTAGGGACATGAACGAAGTGGAGCTTACTAGCTCTAACTTTACAAGTTCTAGAGGTGTACAAACTACTGTAAAAGATTACATCAACCGATCTATCTCAGACATTCTTAACTCAGAGCTTAACTGGCCCTTTACTAGAGCAGAGGGTGCAGAAGATGCAATAGCAGGTAAACAGCTATATAGTTTTGCGTCTATTGCTTCCACTCTTAAGTACATAGACTACGACAATGTATTTCTTGAGCCAAAAGATTATATAAGGAACGGTGACTTTGAGATTGAGGGTGCAGCTAGTATAACAAACTGGACTGCAGTATCAGGTTCTCCTGCTGCAAGTTCTAAGTTTGGTAACACGTTGTTACTTACTAGTGCAAAGGCAACACAACAAGTTAGTGATCTGATTGTCGGAAGAACGTACACTATACTTGTTCAAACAAGTGGTTCAACACTTACATTAGATATAGGCACTAGCTCAGGTGGCACACAGACTAAATCATCTACCCTTACTATAGCAAGTGGTAACGAAGTGTTAATATCTGAAGTTACTTTTGTAGCCACAGCGATAACCCATTTTGTTACTTTTACAGAGTCTGCAGGTTCTGCAGCTTTTGTTAAATTAATTGAGCTAATGGAGAATGTTGAATCTATAGCTCTTAAGTACATATCATATGAAGAGTACAACGAAAAGTTTAGAGAAAGAGATTCTAGACCCGACACAAATAAGTTTGCCGATCCTGAGTTTGTATACACCACTTACAACGATGAAATAGGTTTGACACCTATACCAGATTCAAGTAACAGAACAATAAGTTTTGATTATTACGTAACTAATACAGATTTAACTGGTGCAACTGACACAGGCATTATACCTACAAGATTTGAATCAATAATAAATGCTCGTGCAAAGTACTACACCTACATGTTTAGGTCAGATGTACAGACAGCACAATATGCCCTTAAGGAATACGAAGACGGTATTAAACGGATGAGGGTGGAATTAATAAACAGGAAAAATTACATGAGGGCAGTATAATTGGCTGACTTAAGTGAAACTGCTGCATTTCCATTTGTTTGTGAAGGTGGGTTAGTTCTTAACCAATCTACGTTTATAATGAAACCGGGACAGGCTTTGGAGTTAGAAAACTTTGAGCCTGACATTGATGGTGGTTACAAAAGAATAAATGGTTTTAGTAAGTACGTATCTGCAATTGTTCCTTTTACATCTAACGCAGGTGAAGAAGTTCTTATGGTTGCATCATTTGCAGACAAAGTTGTAGCAGCCAGAGGTACAAGCATCTTCCAAGCAACTCCTGCTGGATCATCTTGGACAAGCATAGACAGTGGTAGAACAAGTGCAGGTAAATATGCCTTTGAAAGATTTAACTTTGATGGCAACGATAAACTTATAGTTGTAGATGGGGCAAATGCCCCTACTGTATTTAACACATCTTTTAGTGCAACAGATGTAAGTACTAGTTCTGTAGCAGGTTCTAAGTTTGTAACAGCTTTTAAGAATCATATGTTTTACGCAGGTAAGGCAACAACTAAACAAGAAGTAGTCTTTAGTGAACCCTTTGACGAAGATGGTTTTGACGCTGGGGATGGTGCAGGAAGTATTAAAGTTGATGATACTATTGTAGGACTTAAAGTTTTCCGTGATAATTTATTTATCTTTTGTGAGAATAGAATATTTAAACTTGGTGGTAGCTCTCTAAGTGACTTTGCTGTTGTCCCAGTTACAAGAAACATTGGTTGTATAAACGGTAACACAATTCAAGAATTTGCAGGTGACTTAATATTCTTAGGTCCTGATGGTTTAAGAACTATTGCTGGTACTGCTAGGATTGGTGACGTTGAGTTGGGAACTATAAGTTCTAACGTGCAATCTTTATTTGACACACAAATAGCTAACTCTACTAATTTTCAATCTATAGTAATACCTGATAAAACACAATACAGAATATTTTTTACACAAGACAATGTAGCCGAAAACGGAACTACAGGAGTTATAAGTGTAATGAAAGGTCAAGCTTTTGAGTTTTCTAAGATAAAAGGTATTAAGCCCACTTGCACAGATACATTTGTAGATGATGGGGATGTTATTGCTCTTCACGGAGCAGTGTCAGGGTTTATTCAAAGACAAGAGCAAGGCAATGATTTTGATGGCGTGACTATAAATGGAAAATACCGTAGCCCTGATCTTACAATGAATGATCCGGGAATACGTAAGCACATGCAAAAAGTAATAATAAACTATAAACCTGAATCAGTTATTGATGCAGATATGTTTGTTAGATATGACTACGAGAGTGCCACATCTTCTAGACCTGCAGCGTATCCCCTTGATTCAGCAGAAGTTGCAGTTATTTATGGAACATCAAAGTATGGATCAGGTGTATACGGAGGTCCTTCTCAGCCCCTAGTTAGACAAGCAGTTGAGGGGTCAGGGTTTGCTGTGGCATTAAGAATTAACGATGGAGGTGTCACTGCCCCCTATTCAATCAAGGGATTTCAGTTAGAATACCAATTAGGAGCTAGACGTTAAATGGGAGCAACATATACAAGACAGTCCTCATATGCTGACGGAGATACGATTACTTCAGCACATACCAATGACGAGTTTAACCAACTATTAGCAGCGTTTGCAATAAATACAGGTCATACCCACGATGGTACAACTGCAGAAGGAGGACCTATAACTAAGTTATTAGGTACTGCTATTACTATAGGTAATGGTACTGCAGGCACGGATATAACAATCACCTACGATGGCGAAACCAACGATGGTGTAATGAAATGGATGGAAGACGAGGACTATTTTGAATTTAGTGATGACATACTTATTGCTACTACAGAGAAGCTACAGTTCAGAGACACAGCAATATACATCAATTCCAGTGCAGATGGACAACTAGACCTTGTAGCCGATACAGAGATACAGATAGCTGCTACAACTATTGACATGAATGGTGCTGTAGATATTTCAGGTAACTTAGGAGTAGGTGGTAATCTTGTTGTAACAGGAACAACTACATTCAATGGTGGTACAATCACTATGGGTGATGCTGCTAGTGACAACGTAGTCTTTGGTGCAGATATAAATTCAAGCATTATACCTAACACAGATGACACATTTGATCTTGGGTCGGCAGGTCAACAGTGGCGTAACTTGTTTTTAGATGGTACTGCAAACATTGATGTTGCTTCTATTGACTCTGCCACTATTGACTCTGCCACTATTACTAGTATTGCGGCAGACACTACTTTAGCTACAGATAAAAAAATATTGTTTCGTGATACGGGATTGTTTATTAATTCCAGTGCAGATGGGCAATTGGATATTGTCGCAGATACAGAAATACAAATTGCAGCTACAACTGTTGATATTAATGGTGCTGTTGATGTATCAGGAAACTTAGTTGTAGGTGGTGACTTAACTATATCAGGCGATGACTTAGTTATGGGTACTAACACAGCAGGTGCTTTACTTATAGCAGATGGTACTAATTTTAACCCTACTGTGATTACAGACTTATCTGAGATAGGAACTGCTGCTAGTGGTGATATACTGTTAGCAATAGATGCTTCTGGTGGGGGTCTTAAAAAGATTACTAGGTCTACATTAACAGCAGGACTTGCTTCAGATAGTGCTATCTCTAATGTAGTAGAAGACACATCGCCACAACTAGGTGGTAATTTAGATACTAACTCACAGAACATATTAATAGATGATGCTCACTTTATTGGTGATGAGAATGGTAATGAGCAGATAATATTTCAGACTACAGGCAGTGCAGTAAATCAGTTTGACATTACAAACTCTGCATCTTCTACAGCTTTCTTGCAAGGACCAATATTACAAGCAACTGGTGGCGATTCTAATATTGATTTAAATTTAATAGCAAAAGGTACAGGAGTAATAGCTGTTAGGGGTAACAGTGCTTCTGGTGCAGTACAGTTTAATTGTGAAAGTAATAGTCATGGGCAAATAGTACAAGGGCAACCACACTCTGCTGGGGTTACAAACACTATGTTATTACCTGCTGGGGCTAACTCAACTCTTGTATCTCTTGTATCAGCAGACACATTAACAAACAAAACACTTACTACACCAACCCTAACGGGAACTTCCATAGTAGCAAGTCTTGATATCTCTGGGGATATAGACGTAGACGGTACTACAAACTTAGATGTAGTTGATATTGATGGTGCAGTTAACATGGCTACTACTGCTACTATCACAGGTAACTTAACATTAGGGGCCCAACTTATTATGCCCGATGTTACGTCTACTAAGATATTAGTAGCTGATGGAACTAGCTTTCAAGAAGTTGCTATAAGTGGTGACGTAACAATAGCAAACACTGGTGCAGTTACAATTGCTGCAACTTCAGTTGAAGGTTCTATGTTAAATAATAATGTAATATCAGGACAGACTGCTCTTACTTCTGGTCTTGCTACAACAGATGAATTACTAGTAAGTGACGGTGGCACACTTAAAAGAATGGATGTTAGTGTACTAACAGCATTAACAGATGCAAGTGCAGCCGATTCGGCAGTGGCTCTTGCAATAGCATTAGGATAAGGAAAAAGAGATGGCAAATACATTTAAGGTAGTTAACTTTGCAGCTGAGCCAAACGCTTCAGGTACTCCCTACGTTATATACACTGCAGCAAGTAGTACAACAACAGTGGTTCTTGGTTTAATACTGACCAACATACATACTGCTCAAGTAACAACTATTGTTAGACTAGTGAGTGATACAGCTAACCGAGCAATTACAAACAACACAGCAAACGGAACAAGTCTTCTTGTAAAAGATGCACCAATCCCTGTCGGTGGTAGTTTGGAAATACTTACAGGCAGTAAGGTCGTGTTAGAAACAACAGACCAACTTACTGTAGACTGTAGTGTTGCAGATAAACTTTCAGGTACATTGAGTATAATGGAGATAACATAATATGGCATATATAGGTAATACTGCTGCTAGTAGGTTTGTGTCTAATAGAGCTGCATCTGTTTATTCGGGTGATGGTTCTACTGTAGCATTTACCTTAGAGCAAGTTGTAACCCAAGATGAAGACGTACTCGTATCTGTTGATGGTGT